ATTTATAACTTTGACGCAAGCACCGATTACTCCGGAAAGGAATTATACGCTATATTAGCGACCGCAGATCTTCCAGACTATGTGAAGACTGCAGAGCTGGACGATGTAAGCGATTTAAAGGCACTGAATAAATCAGCCTTTGCTGATCCGGAGAGGAGAATTTATCCCATCAATACCCCTGCAAGAGTATATGTCAGTAATGCCTACTTTATGAACAAGCAGGCAGCTATTGCTAAGCTGTATGGGCCTGGTTACACTGACACATTGTTGAGTAAGATTGCGATGGCTGCAGATATTCTAGACATCTCTGAAGATATTGCGAACTACAACAGCCGCTTGAATGAAAAGCAGGCTGCTGATTATGAAGAGCAGTATATGGTGAACTTCCATGTAGACGGTATGGAGAGTCCTGTTCAGTTGTATCCTGTAAAGACTGCGAGCGATCTAGCTAGCGCTGCAGAATCTTTCACACAAAACATCAAAAACTTCCCATTTGAGACCAGGGTAAAGTCGGCTGAGGTGTTCGTAAAGACAGCCTCTGAGTTGGGTGTACATGATTTACCTGAGCTGCTGATGAAGTATGCCGGTATGTACTACCCAGACTTGCAGCAGATAGGTGACGAGCTGTGGCGTAGAAGTACCAAGCTACAAAAGCAGGCACATGTAGACATCTATAATAGCATCATCAACGACCTGGACAACATGACCAGTATCGGTGAAGTCATGAAGATCGCTGAAACTTGTTTTAACGTTGAAAACATGGAAGGTCTTTACGACAACGTCAAAGTCGCACGTATCCTTGGTGATCCTGTAGATTCTTTCTTCACAGAACAAATCGAAAAAGTTGCAAATGCTCTTAACTATGTTGAGGTACATGGTGACAAGTACAAGCTTTCTGACCTCACAAAGATCAGCAAGGATAAGTATGAAGAAGCTTTCGGAGACTGCGGAATTGACCCAAGCGATCCTGAGAAGATTGCAGACATTCTTCCTACTATGCCCAGAAGCGATGTGAAACTCTTGGAAGAAATTACTGGATTGCGCCCGATCTAGTGTTAAACAATAATAGTCACATAAAGCCCGGACTAACCCTCCGGGCTTTTTTTATTGCCTAGACTATCTCTTAATTGTTAGGATTGCTAGATGTGCTATGAACCTCCTGAAGAACCTGGGTTTAACCTGGACAGCACTGTGGTATGGGCTATCGTACTAGCTGTCATTTACATCATATTCGGGTAACATGAAATCTATTAAAGAAATACTTTCGGACGAAAAAGCACCAGTTACTGCATTGATTTATGCTATTACTAAAGAGTACGGTAACGAATGCTATGAGTGGGAGCCTTTGGTACTAAAGACAGAATTGCAGAAAGATTATAACTGCGATATCTCTGATCTACAGTCAGATAAAATCCAAGCAGGCATCACATTGCTCACTACCGAGCAGTATGAGAATAACATAGCGGTATTTGAGACATTAAATTACCTACTGAACCACCAGCCTGATGATTTGGCTGAGTTTAACCCTCTAGAGCCTGAGGAATTGATTTGTGGGCTTACAGAAGCCTATATTGTTCGAGGAGAAGAGTTGTCCTTTAGTCCTGAGGTGCGAGTGTATGCCGGAATCATATTCAGAGACTATGGTCTGCACAAACCGCCGAAGCTCTTCCCGAAAGCGATCATGGAAGAAAGAGAAGGCAACGACGACGAAAAGAACGAAGCGTTACAGGAAATTTTTGACGCGAAACTTAAATTGGTAGAAGACTATCTTAAAAAATGCACGCATTAAACCGCCCCAGTCTGATAGGTAACGAGTTCTACACTCGCCCTAGCTCAGCTTCTTCAACAGGCTTAGAGTATCTTTACAACAAGCTTTTTTCATTGGTACCTGTACGTTTGGATTTTTCCGAAGAATTCAATATGAGTTGCCTGCAGGCGATTGAAAAAAACTTCGATGTGTTCTCTTCTGTTATCAGTAAGATCGAGACCCGGCTTCTAGAGGAAAATATCTGGATAGGTAAACCGGGTACTCCATATAAAAACGCGATGATTGGTACCTCGTTTAAAACAGAAGATGGGGATATCACACACTCGACCTCAAGCCTTTTTGGAAGAAGCTCGACTATAAACGGCAACCTTGACAAAGATTTTCTGTCCAAGATGTATGTTCACGTCAAGGCGGTGACAGAAGATCGAGAGCAGGCAGCGTTAGTGTCCTCTATGCTAGACTCTCATACTATAGTAAAATGCAGTAAGATGTATGTGCTATCCAACACATATGGAGAGCTGGGGCTTTCTGCTTTGCCTATGGAAATGATTTCTCCGGACATAGCTCTAAACTATGGTGAAGATTTTAAGGCTGTAAATAAAGATATTCTCGAAAGCCTTAACACCAAAAAGTCAGGGTTGTATTTGTTTCATGGTGCTCCAGGCACAGGAAAAAGTACTTATATAAAGTATCTGTGCTCAGGCGTGTTGAATCGTAAAATTGCCTACATCCCTGTAGGTCTGATTCATCATCTCACAGCGCCTGACATGTTGCCTTTGCTTGTAGAAAACAAAGATTTGATTCTTGTGATCGAAGATGCAGAAAAGGCTCTACTATCTAGAGAAACCTCTGCAGATTCGCAGCTGGTGAGTACAATATTAAATCTCACTGACGGCTTCCTGGGTGACGCTATGAATACTAGCATAGTGGCAACCTTTAATACCGGCAAAGAAAACATCGACGCAGCCTTGTTACGTAAAGGCAGACTGCGTGTATGTCACGAGTTCAAAAAGCTGACTACCGAGCAAGCGAAGAAGCTTGCAGTCTCCCTGGGACACAATGAAGAGTTAGTGACCACAGAGATGACACTAGCAGACATCTACTACATGGATGACGCTGCGTCTGACTATGGTAAGCAGGAAGAGAAGCGGGTAGGCTTCTTCTAACCTTCAATATCTGGCCCTGCTGACGAGCTTGGGCCTAGTAGGCTTGAATCCCCGACAGCCATATAGGCGGCGCATACACAGAACACAAGGCTGTGCATTGCGTCGTCTGGTTGTTTGGGGTGGTGATCGTATATGAGCTCTTGTCCGTAAAGACCGTCACGCACTTCCACAAATACATTCATCAGATCTTGCATATATTCTGACACGTCACCCCATTGAGGAAATGTTATTTTTCCTTCTTTTAACTGACGTATAACTAAAGATATAACATCCGAACGATGCAATACCCAGCGATTTTGCCTCCAGTCATATACTCCTGGCTCAAAGTGCTGAATAACCTTGGTACGTCTATATGCTGCAAGCTGTGAGCGACTAGGGCTAGTGAGCTCACACAGCTTGATTCCTCTAATAGGGTCGGGCCCACTATCAGACACACAGAAAGCGTTAACCGCATTAGCCTTTTCTGCTATGTCACGTATATGGGCCTCATGGTCAAAGCCCCGATATATCTTGGCCATGATGATTTCAAATACCCCATCAGACCGCATCGCCCCTAGTGTGGCAACTGTTCTGGATTGTGACATACTAACACCCCAGTCCACACCCATGGTGTACATACGATACATATGTTTCCGCTTATTAAGGATAGCTAGCTGTTGATTTTCTCCAGATTCGAACTGAGGGCCTAGTGTACACAACTTGACCAGCTCCTCCTGAGCTATCGGCTTTGATCCTATGTCGTATGTGAGTCCTAAGGTCTCATTCATCACGACCCTAAGCTCGTTTTTACCGCTATGTACCTTCTCATAGATTTCCTTCCACTCTTTCGGATCCTCGTTAAAGTGTGGAAGAAGAGGCTGAGCCAAGTGATAGCCTGTGATCAGATAGTCACTTGGATTACAACTAACCCATTCACCAATCCTAGCATTTAACTTACCACTACATTTACTACAACTAAGCCCGTGAGGCTGCACCATTTTTAATGGGTCATTTCCTTCAGTAAGACTATTCCAATGATTGCACTTTTCGCATTTCATCATCCATTCAAGCTGACTAGAATTCCTCCACATTCTGTGGATGGTGTTCGTACTGTCCAATGGTGTTCCTGCAAAGATTTCTCTTTTGTAGGGACTCATTGCCATTGTTTCTTGAATGATCGGAATCTGATCATACTGAATATCCTGGATTTCGTCATATACTACACAGTCTATGGCAGGTCCACGAGTACGGGTAGCATCATCACTAACATATCTAAATAAAACACTACTATGAGTATCATCCAAAATTTTCTCAAAAACATCATTTTTAAACCAACCCTTCATCAAGAGATTTTTAATCTTCGGACTGTCAAATCTAGGAGGTATGTAATTACTTGAGAAATACTTGGTAGTTAACTCCTGCGGTCCGACGTACATCATTTTGAAATAATTCCAACGAATAAGATTTAAGCATATAAAATTACTCAGCAGTGTAGACTTCAAGGTCTTACGGCTGCACTTGAGTAGTAATTTTTGAGGCATATTGTCATAGATATGCTTCAGCATCGGGAATGCATCCAAGCGTTGCAGCCTTCCCTCATTGTCGTAGAGAAAGTTTTCTACAAAGTGAGAAGGAGGTAGTACCGAAAACATCAATTGTCGGGCGAGAAATGTGCTTTTGGCGTTATTCTTCTTGAGCAGTTTCTCTATAGTGGACTTAATTTCATCATGGGCCGTCATAACAGTAAAAAAACCAACAAAAAACCGAATAGTGTCTCTTTAAATGGAGCAGTAGAGCTATTTAACTTCTTCGATACGTCTTTGAAGATGTTTTCCAGTATCTTGGATATTGGAAGCACTGACAAGAGAAAAAAACATTACAGAGTCTACAAACGCTAGCAGCTATGATATAC